ATCCGCCGGGCGGGGTATAGGTGGCGGTATCCGCAAATTCGTCTGTATTAAAAAAAACATCGCGGTCCGTCAATATGTCTGTCTTCAGGGTCATGGTTTTTTTAATATCCCTTTAATTTCTCCGATTTCACGACACAGCAGACTGAGCAGTTCCGTATTTTTTTCAAGTACTGATTCCAGCCGGTCAAATCGTTTCTGGCCGGACATCAGGCTGGTTTCGATCCGTTTGCCGAATTCGTTGAAAACAGTGATGTCCAGCTTACTGTCCAACCGGGTCAGGACATAGTTGATAATAATCCAGAATGCGCCGATACTGCCCACTGATCCGCCCACAACATACAGCCATTTTTCCATGATTACTCTTCCACCGGCGAATTTAACGGCGCAGGCTTGAGTGCTTCAAACGCCTGATCCCGGTGTGCCGCTGTAATGTCATACCCCAGGATCTCCTCCATGGCCTTGACTTCGGGCAGCCCGTCTTTTGTGACCCGGTCCTGTTCAATGGCCAGGTCTGCCGCCTGGATCAGATCGGTCAGGTTGACAGAATCTTTGTCCGGATCACTTGCCCTGGTCAACTGCAGTTTTGATGCAGTTATTTTGTCAGGATACTCAAGCCGGATGGTTTCCCCGGCCTTTAACTGAATCGGGGAAAGAATCTCATAAACATCCTGGGTTATTTTTTTAAGACTTCCGGCACGGGACGCGGCCTGGGTATCAACCAGGCCAATACGCCCACAAGGAATAACAACAATATTGGTTGTGATATATTCCCTCATTGATCGCCTCCTTATGCCAGAGTGCCAAGACAGCAGTTCTGCCAGTATCCGTATCCAACATTTCGCCAGGTGTCCACGCCATACTGGTGAGCATCATTATCAAACTCATACTCAGATCCCGCGCCCTTGACTTTTAAAGACACGCCCATCTCTTCCTGCCGGATAAAAGATTTAATGTATGAATCATCACGGAATACACACAGTTTTGTGGTCCAGGTCAGTCTTGGATTTACCACCACCCGGATCTTGAAAACCGATTTTAACGCCTGCAAAGCGCTTTGTGTTTCAGCAACTTGAACAGGGGTTGCAACCGCCTGCATGGCCACGTTCATAAACACGGTCGGGACCATAACGACAAAGGAATTTGCATCCTCATTCATGGGCTGGCCCTGATCATCTTTAAACCCAACAATCGCGGCAATACACGTTGCAATGGCAAACTGCATTTCAGCAACAGATGGCGCGGTTGTTGTTCCGGCTGTGGCAACTGCAAAATCTGAAATATCAATGCTCAGATCGTTGGACTGCGTGCCGCTATCCCCTTCCGCATGATCTGTGTCAAAAAAGTATTGGCCGTCATAGCAGGTGGTAGCCTCGCCATTTAAAATCAATGTTGAAAGCAAAGACGCCCAGTGGGCATTTGTCCGCCGTGCCAGCTCCTGAATTCTTGCCATGACCTGTCCTGTTTTGTCCCGGCGAAGGTCTTTGACAAGATACTCAACCGTGGCCTCATAGTGCTTGTTAGCAATTGTCAGGCCATTTTCGCGGAATCCCTTGGCATTTCTGCCGCCGATCCATTCCTGCATAATCGGGCTCTGCCCCAGCCAGGCATATTCTTCGGATGCCTGGTCAGAGGTAAAGTAATTTGACACGGCGTCAATCCATTCAGCGCCGACATTTTGTTTTAATGTGTTATAGAACGTGCCGATGATCTGCCGCTCTGTGATTTTTTCAATTCCCATTTTTTTATACTCCTTTTTTATTTATTCTTTTGCCCAGGTTCCGACCAGTTTTGCAGCGGTCCATCCGGTGGCGTCGCCGTATTCAAGGTCAACCATATCGCCACGGTTGGCTGTGGCTTTTGTGTTGATCAGGTCTTTATCATCAACTGCGGTCAAATCCGGTCCCTGGATATTATCAGCTGCGTTTGAGGCAATTGTAATAATTGCAGTGCCATATGCTGCAGCATTCACAATCCTGAATCCCATCTTTGCAACAGCAGGCAGGGTGATGACAAGGGCATCTGTATCAACAAAGAAAACCTTTCCTGAATCAAGGGCATCAAGTGTTTTGTTTGCTGAAAGTGTCTCTGCGATAAGACCGTCATGGGGATCAGTCAAAACGCCGGCGTCAAATTCAACAATGCCGTAACCGCTGGCAGTAAACCGCCTGAAAAATCCCACAAAGACACCGCCGGTTTTGATAAAAGAAAAGGTGTTGTCATCAGCGGCATACACCGGCTGATTAACATCGGTTATCACTGCACCTGTGACAGCGAGTAAAACTGACCCTTTTTTAATGGTCCTGACATTAATTGCGGCGGCTGCACCTGCTGAGTTGTCAACCTTTTTTTCTGCAAACCCGACAAATTTATCAACGCTTGTCAGCGGTCTTGCATGACCCGTGGCAATCACCAAACCAACGGCGGCGCCTTCATAAATAATATCTGCGGCAATAACAGGAAATTCGTTCCTGTCGCCAAGCTCAAACGTACGAGCTGTATCGACTGCTAAAGTAGTCATGTTTTTTTACTCCTTATTTTTTTTTGGTGATGGTTTTTACCAGGCCGCTTTCAACAGATTCCAGATATGCCTCGTAAACCTCAAACTGACCAAACTCTCTTTTCAAGGCTGGATCAGCGTTAAATTCTTCCTGGGTTTTCGCAGGCGTGCCGGTCTTGTCTGCCGGTTCTGCATTTTCAACCGGGGCAACTGAATCCGTGTCAAGATCCTCTTGAGCGTTTTCACGGATCTTTTTTTCTGCGGCCAGAATCTGAACCGCTGCTTCCGGTCCTGTTGTTTTGCCGTCAAAGGCAAGTGTTTCAACAAGCGCCTCATGTCCCGGCATGGTCTGGGCCAAAACTGCTTTAATACGGTCAACTTCTTTTTGGGCGCCATCCTTTAACCCCTCATCAACCCCGGCTTTTTTAGCGTCGGCCTGAATCTGGGCAAGGAGTTCGGGCGCTTCCTTTGCCAATGTTTCTAATGTAAATTCCATAGTTTTATTCTCCTTATGGATTTTGGGTTTTGCGCCCTGTGGCGCTTCTTCAAATTTTGAGAATGTAGATACTGAGGTGTTGCCATCCGCCCCCATGGGCACAAATGACGTTTCAAAAACCTCAGACTCAAGCCAAACCTCAGCCGGGCCTTTTAAGATCTTATTGTTGACCTTTGTTTTGCCGTCTTTTTCAATTGACAGTATCTTTAACGGCCGAACCCCGATTGACGCCTGCCAGGGGAACCCTTCCTGGGCCAGCCCTTTGACCTCTTTTGCTTTTTCCGTGACTTCTGAAAATTGCCCGGCCACAAAAAAAGACCCGTCTTTATATGTCTTTGTGGAATAGCCAACGATCTTGTCAGAATCGTGGTTCATTAAAACCGGGATCTGCTTTTTTGCCTTGATGCCGTCAACATCAATGGCCAGCATTCCCCACCAGCGTTCAACTGTTTGCCCTGTGTAGGCCTCAATCAAAAAGCCGCTTTTTTCATCATCTTTTGCAAACTGAACCGGCGCAATTAAAGAAAGCCCGGTGCAGTTTGCATCATTCAATTGTATTTCCATTTCCAAACTCCTGTGGTTCTTCAACCTCTATAAGTAAGCCGTCTTTAAGACGTTTTTTCCTTTCCTTGGCCTGCTGTTTATGGTTTCGCTCCCAGTCTCCACCGGTCAGCTCTGCTGTTTCCTGCTGGATTGTTGAAAAACCATTGTCAACCCTGAGTTTTGCAGCTTTTACCTCAACATCTTCCCTTAACTGGCCTTTGCTGGGGCCTATAAAATCACATCCCAGATAAGCAGCCCTTACGGCTGGATCAGAAAAAAAACCAGGTGCAGCCAGGCGGCCTGTTGCGACAGCCTCATGCATCCAGATTTCATAAACAAGTTTTAAAAAATTATCAGACAACCATTGTCTTTCCGACAAGACATATTTCCACATTTCAAGCAGGGCGGCCCGGGCTGCAGAATAAGATGCGGTAAAGTGCTTGATCAAAATCTCAAACGGTATTTCAAGGGCTGTTCCGATCTGTCTTAAAATTGACTGGACAAACACATCAAATGCTGTATTGGGCCGGCCAGGATTGCTGTCGTGTATTTTTTCGCCCGGCTGCAGCCCGATAATGGCGCCGGCAGCAAGTTTGTAATCATCATCTGAGGCGGTGGAGCCTGTTTCATCCGACAGGCTGGACAGATCCATAGTGGGATCACCCGTGTCGGTTTCCACAAACACGGTAAACATTCCGGATATCACAGCGGCCATGATTTCAGCCTCTGTGTATCGGCCCAGCTGCTTTAAGGGTTCGATCACTGCGGCCAGATCCGGCACACCCCTTGTCTGCCCAGGGCGGGTCGGCTGAAACAGATGAATGACATTCCTCAATCCTGTTTTGCTGCCAAATGCAGGCCTTATATGCCATTCCTGTTTTGCGCTCAATGAGCCTGGATGAGATTTTAAAATATGATATTTGACAGGGGCGCCATATTTATCTTTTTCAATGCCGCCGGACAGTGTTGCAGAATCAGATTTGCCGTCTTTATTGCAGACCCTGTCAGCCTCGATGATCTGCAGCTTTAAATCATAGGGCAGGTTTTTTCTTTTAATTCGCGGCAGTAAAACAAAAACATCCCCGTTTTCCTTTGCCTGCTGATACATCATTCTTGTCATTGCAGTGCCGGTCAAAGTCCTTGCAACATCAACCTCTTTTGACTCCCAGAAAAGTTTCCATTCCCGTTCCGCTTTTGCTTCCCAGATATCAGCCTGGTCATCTGTCATGCCGATGGCGTCCCGGTCAATCCTGGACTGTTGCCTGAATCCAGCCCCCACAACGTTTGTGACCTTTGTCTTAATAGCTCCTGCAGCAAGTGGATTATTGCGAACCAGATCTCTGGAACGGTTGCGAAGTGTTTCAAGGTCCGGCAGAATATCTGAATCCGCATCATTGCCAAAGGTCAGCCACTGCTTTAAACCCCGACGGATTTTACTGCCGCCGTCATAACTGCCCAGAAATTCAAGGGCCATACGGGCACGCAGCCTTTTTGCAGCCACAGCAGGAGAAAAAAACGAAATGGTTTTATCCAGCAGGTTTTGTTTTGTTTTACGGGAGTTGTTTTTGATTTTTTTCAACACGGGGTCCCTCCAACCACTTTAATGCCGCCCCGGTCCAGCTTATCAACCACGGCTTCCCATTTCTCGATTCTTTTTCCAACAGCTTCAAGGGGTGCGCGGACAAGGGACCGGCCGCCAATGGCATATTGCTGGCTGTTATAGATAGCCAATTCCGCTGCCAAGGCTGCGTCAAGATGCGCCTGGGCCTGTGCGAGTGTATATCCTGCCATAAAATCAATTCCTTACAGTTTAGAATGCATTTTAAAAATCCTTGATTTAAAATTATTTTAAATTAGACTTTTGCCACTATTTTCTAATTGCAGGAATTATACAACGGGTTTTTTGACAAATTTGGTTTTTTCGCCTCTTTTGGGGGTCTTTTATATGTCTTTTATATGTCTTTTGGGGGTTATTTTACTTGACAAGGGTTTTGGGAGGGATAAAAAAACCAATTAATCACTCTTTATTTTCCGACAAATCCGCCGGGATATTTTTCACTTTCTGCCAGGTGTAAAGCTTAAAAAATTTTTCAATGTTTTCCTTGTGGGCGATCCAGCGATTATCTTTAATAATAACGGGCATGCCCATTTCTAAGTATTTTTTCAGGGTATGGTTCGAGGCATCGTTTAAATAAGCGGAAATCTCTTTTTTGCCATCCAGCAGGCCGGTCTTATTATTCATTGATCCCCCTGCTGAGAACCCGGCGGCCCGGGCGCGGCTGACCGGCCGTGGCAATATAGGACAAAGACGGCATCCATTCCGGATCTGCACACGCCGCAGCCATATTTTCACAGTCCAAAAGATGATTGTCGCGCCTGACCTGGACCCATTCTAAGTTTCCTTTCCTGTCTTTTGTTTTTCGCTCGGCCAGGATCTGGCGGGCATAATCCCCGCCCGTATCTGCATTCAGGGTGATGTGCTGAGTCTCTCCGGCAGACCGGTCCATCCGCCAGTGAAACAGATCTTTGAACTGGTTGACATCCAGAAAATACAGCACCAGGCCGCCAGGAATCACGCGGTTGCC